AAATGTCCTCACCATACTGTGAGAGCTTTTCTAAAATCAAACTTTCATGCTCAACAGACAGATCTGGTCTTTGACTTGACAACTGCTGTCCTGTTTCCTCCTCAACTTGTTCCTTTGTTACAGCGTTTTCTGTGTCTATGAACTCTATTGGAGTGAGTGTCTGCATGTAAAGGTCCAGGGAGATACCATTGACCCCTAGAATGTCATCAACTGCATCAATGATGTCATTTTGATAGGGTTTAATCACTAGGTTTTCAAACAGATTGTGTGCGTTTTGGATCTCTTCAGCATTGTTTCCGAGTGAGCTTCCTGTGTCTCTTATTCCTACTAAAAGAGGAGATGTGATTCTGTGTCCAATCATAAGCTTCCTAGAACACTCCTCAGAGATGTACTGATAGACTTCTGCAGAGTTTGGGGGGTTTATGTCCTCTATAGTTGTTTTGTTCTCTACAGAGTCGCTGAATGACACAATCACCTTCTCTCCATGAACTCCTGTAAGCTTGTCTGTGATCTCTTGTTTGATCTTTTTCATGCCCTCCACTGATGGTGAGCCATTTGCAAATGACACAAGTTTAGATCCAGAGAAAGAGTTCTCAACTTCATTGACCAGGAACTCAGATATTGAGCATTCTAGCTTCCCATAGTTCAAAGATCCAATGTAGTCTGGGACACTATAGTAGTGCATTGATGGAATGTGCCTTCTGATGATGTAGATTTCATTCTTTGCACCAGATCCAAAGACAGGAATCCTGGTGAGATTGTCTCCATCTTTGTAGTCTTTCCATTTTGGGTGATAATAGTATGCATTGATAGCTCCTTTATCATCACACTTCTCTGCTCTTAGTGTCTCTCTGTTAAAATGTGATACTTTGACCACTTTTTTCTGTAAGTAGCTCACCTGGATAGCAGCCTCTCCTAGAAGCTTATAGTCAAGAGCTATTTTCTTGAGATCTTTAGACTTAAATAGTGATCTAAATTGTGCAAATTCATCTGGCTTCCTGGAAGCATTGTGAGCATGCATTCCTTTCCCTACTATTTGATTGACAATCCCTGTGATTGTGCTGTGTGATGTCGGACTGTTTAGATAGACGTCTATAAGATCATCATAAAAAAGATTGTTTGTGCCAAAAGCTACAAAATCCTTCTTTGCATCCTCTATGACTTCTGGAGTCTGATAGGCTTCTAATTGTATTACTTCAAGGCTATTCATAAACTAGATAATCATTTGTAGAGCTTGTCTCAAAAGTGAATTGTCCTGTGTTGACTGAATAGCTAGATGCTGTCTGATCTGTAACAAAGAGCTTTTCTCTGTGGACCACTTTTGATGTTGCTGTGTCTGTTATTTTTAAAATGTAGCTCATGTCTTTGTTTGAATCAAAGCCAAATGATGCTGTGTGTGTTCTATAGTAGTCAACCTCAGCAAAGCTGCTAGTTGTCTGATTATAGGTCTCTGTGTTGTTTGTCTCATTTGTGATGACAACTCTGTAGGAAGTTGATCCTGTCGAGTCATAACTCCTGGGAACAAAGTTGATTGTGTGAGAAGATGATGATCTGTCCAGGATTGTCATTTGCTTATTTTGTAAATAGCTTTTTCAGTTTTTACTCTTCCTATGTTCTCCAGAACTTCTATTCCAGAGTCACTTATCTCTTTTTTCAGTTCTGACTTGCTGATCTCAGAAAACTCTGAACTGTCAAAAGGCTTTTTAAATGCCTTAAATGTTTTTGTCTTTTTTGTCATTGTGTTTGTTTTTTATGTGTTTGAAGGGGAGGTCTTTTCAGAACACTCCCCAAACAAAACACAAAGAGAATTTTAGCTGTTTGTTCCTACAGTAATTGTCTCACTATATGAACTCCAGCCAGCAGTTGGATTTGCTGCTGTTGCTCCATCAACAAAGTTTGGAGGCAAAGCTTCCTCAGATGAAAATTCCATCACATACTGTGAAGCATCACCCATTGCACCCCCTGTCTGCATAGAAGCAGAAGTGAGTTCACATCCATGGTCTTTGCCTAACAAAAAGAAAGAGCCATTCCTGTCTTCAACTATTATTGCTAATCTTTGATAAGAAATGAGCTTTAACTCTTTTTGCATTTCCTTAGTTAATTTTGGGAGAGAAAGGGACAAAACAGTAGAGAAAAACGAAGTGCCATTGTCTCTTGACACATTCGCTGTTGTCTCCATAGTGTTGCCAGATCCCTTTAGGTCATATTGAAAAAGCTCTCCTGTGCCAGAGGCATCAGTTGCTTCATCATCACTTCCCAGAGTTACAGTTCCTAAACTTCCCCAATTAAATAGCCAGGCAGTCTTCAAACCTCCGATTTGATCTTTGCAGTTTATTGCCCTGCCCTTGCTTATACTACACGACATAAGTTATTGGTTTTTAGTTAGTTACAGATTATGTATAGTAAACGATCTCTGCAGCGTTTGCAATGTTTACTCCTTGAGACCCTCTCAAGATTACTCTTGTATTTTGAGACCCATCAAATTTGCTCATGTCGATGACAGTCGCTTCATTGTTCTCAGAGAATAAAGCAGTTGAGAAAATCAAGTTGCTTGCTCTTGATGCAATCATGTCATTTGTTGGCATCCCTGGTGCATGGAAAACTTTCACTCCTTCAAAGAAAAGCTCTTGTTGTCCTCTGTACCATGTAGCTCCTTTGTCCTCATAACCAGCAGCTCCTAAGCCACTCGCACCGAATCCTCCGAGGCTAGAAACAAATGATTTAAAAATATGAGTTGAAACATATAAGTACAAATCATCTGCTCCATAGATAGTGTTAGGAATTGCTGAGATTACCTTAGACATTTCTGTTGGTGCATTTGAATTATCTATTGTAGTTCCTGCAACATCAACAACATCAGAGTCAGCAGCAGCTAGAACAGTGATTCCATCTGTTTGTCCTTCTGTTGCATTTGCTCCTTGCCAGAAATTTGTCTCCATGTTTGCAGCTACCTTGTCAGCAACATGCTGAAGGATGAAGTCTCCTAAATCTTTTGCAATTCCAGACTTGATGCCTTTCATTTGTAAAGATTCCCAAGTTGTTCTGTAGTTTTTAGAACAAAGCTGAAGGTTCACCTGGAACTCTTCTGGCTGCAGTACAATTTCTGTAGTTGTCAAAGTTCCTGTTGCTGAGAAATCACAGCTTGCTGCTTTGATTAAGTTAGCATCAGAAGCGAGTACTTGGATTACTTCTTTGCCTTGAATGTTGTCTCTGACATCTACTGTGCCAGATGATAAAGTTTTCCCAGAAAGTAAACTTGCTGAGAGATAACCAGCAGCTTTTTTGCCGCTGTATGTGTTATCAGTAAAAGTGTGACTTGTTGCCATGATTTATTCTTGATTAAATTGATTTACTAGATTGTTTAAGTATTTTGCTCTTGACACAGTTACATTTTCAAAAGTTGATTGTGCTTCTGTGCTGACACTTTCTGGATTGTGTGAAATCTCTTCCACAGCTTCAGCAGCAAGTTCAATGTCATTAACGTTCTTTTCAACTGCAGGAGCTTCATTTGCCTCTAGCATTGTTTTGATCTCTGAGATCATGCTTGATAGGTTTTCCACTTCCTCCTTTGTTGCATAAACTACCTTAGTTGTTGTCTCTTCAGACTTCACTTTTTCAGTAGCATCTTCTTCAGAAGCTTCCACTTCTGATGCTTCTTCTTCAGCAGGCTCTTCACCACCAGCTTCTTTGATTTCACCTATGATTCCTTCCTCTGTGACTGAGAGAATGCCTTCAGAATTGTCTAAAGTATATTCACCAATAGGAAGAGGCACAGAGTCCTCAGAGTCGCTGACAATAAAAACTTGCTGTCCAGGTTCAAAGCTTTCTGCTTCGATCTCTGTTCCATTTTGAAGAGCCATTTTTGCGAGAACTATCTTTTGATCAGATAGCTCAATGCCCAATGTCTCTTTGATTTGATTCAACATGTCTATTGCTTTCATTTAGTTAAAATGTTTATACTGTTAAAACGTAGATGCAGCACAAAATCGGTCATATTTTTAGACCTTTTTTAGATTGCACCTATTCCCTGGGCATGAGTTTCTCCTGTGCAGCACTTTTTGTCATAGGTTTTCTTGTCTTTACACAAACATGCTCTGTCTCCTCCTACTCTATTGATCCTGCTTACTGTCTTTTTTGATTTCTTTCTCATTTATTGCTGATTATGTGATTCACAGGGCATGAACCAGGTCTGTCCTTCTAGATCATGAGTGTGAAATCCTTCACATCCTAGGTCTTTTGCTTTCTCTTCTGCTTTTGTTTGGGAACTGTAGGCAAGTCTATCATCAATGATTGCCATTTCTGTGTCAATGATCATGGTTTTTAGCTCCTGGGACTCTAAAGGGACACAGTTTGGAACTCTCCTTCCATTTTTCATCTTCATTCCTACCATTTCATAGCCTGCCTGACATGGATTGTCATCATCTAGCATTTCAGAAAGCAGATCAAGCTCTCTGAGTTTAGCTTGTGAATATCTCAATCCAGCTTTTCCTCCCCATAAAAGCACACTGATTGTGCCACATGCTGAAGAGTCACTTTCATCATAGTACTCCATAGCTCTTGACAGATAGCTGTACATCCTCTTCACAGTTTCAATTGTGATATTGCCGCCCTCTGACAAGGTTTTACTCCTTATTTTCCCCACCTGGGTTGCGCACTTGTTGCCATTTTTCTCATTGAGTTCTCTTCCTCTTTTTGCATTGTTTTTCACAGCATCTGGATAGTCAGAAAAAGACTCCATCTTGTACTTTTTCTTTTTCTTTTTCTTTTTGCCATAACCTAGCATGTCTTTGACCTCTGACATCATAAACTCAGCCTCCTGGTTTTCCATTTCAGCAAGCTTTTCATCTATTGTTTTGTCTTTAGGTCTCTGAGTTGCCTTTTCTGACATAAAAGCCTCTATTGAAAATCCTTTGACTTTCTTAGTTTTGATGTAATTGTTCCAGATGTCATCATCATTGACTTTCATTGAAACCATCCATGTGCCTTCTGGAAGGTCCATGCCATAGTGAGCTGATTTGTCTTTGTCTTTATTCTCTATGATCCAGGACTCAACAACTGTCATCCCCTCAAGCTTGTATTTATGCTCTAGAGTAGAGTTTGACTGATTGCCATTGACAAAAAACATCTGTGATGCTTTCTCTACTGTCTGTCTATTAAAAAAAATGTAGTATTCCTCATTATCATCTGACTTTCTGTAGATAGGGCGATTGGGAACAAGAGCTGCACCCATCAAGATTCTTTTTTCTTGATCTATTTGTGCAAAATTTACCTCCTGGCTTTTAAGAGCAATCCAATCCTCTTCAATTGCTGGGTTTTCTACTAGACTCAGAGCTGACACTCCAATGTCATCATTCTCTTCATCTAAGATTAATTCTACTATTTTCATAATTATCCGATTTTAGCTGTTTCGATTATATTTCTATCTAAAGCCTGGGCAGAT